TTAACTGATCTAACTGCTGTTATGTTAAAAAATCCTAATTCTAGGTATGAAAAAACAGCTAAAACATATTTAAATATTATGAATGATATGTATGGTGCTACTACAAATAAAAATAGAATTAAAGATGATCCAACAGCTTCAAATATAGTAAGGTTACTTACGTCTTTACAGTTTACAGCAAAAATGGGATTTTCTACAAGAGGTGCAATTAGAAACTCAACACAACGTTTATTAGAATTTGTACATATTGGTGGTTTAGCTCAGATAGATGCTATGCAAGAATATAGAAGTAATACAGAATTTAAAAAATTAGCTGAAGAACAATTAGCAAGGCATGGATTACTTTTTACAGAAGCTAACCAAGCTACTGAAGGTGCTTTAGGTCGTACAGATATGATAGGTGATGGTGTGGAATTAAAGCAATACAGTGATGGAACGTATTCGTTAAGTAAAACAGATTTTAATTTATTAGAAAAAAGTGTTAGAGCGAGTACAAAGATAGCAGAAACATCATCTATACTTACAAAAAGCGTTGAAAATTGGAACAGAAAAGGCACTTTTAAACTAGCTTTTCATAAAAGATTTAAACAATTACAGAAAACAGATGTTTATAGAAATGCGTTAGAAGGCACACCAGAGTATAAAGAATTAACTCGTAAAGCTGGTAACTATGCAGCAAAAATGACAACTATTCTACATTTTGATTATAGTCCAACTGGAAAAGCAAAATTAATGAGAGGTGGTGTAGGGGCTATATTAGGTCAGTTTCAACATTATGCTATGTCATTTGGTCAATTACAATATCAAATGGTTAAAGACTACAAAAATGCAGTTAAAGCAGGTGATTATACTGGCCCTGAGTTAGGAAAAATAATAAGAACAATGATGTTATTGCAAATTACTGAAGTAGCATCTATACTAGGTGATATAAATTTTACAAGTTATATACAAAATGATAGTATAGAAAGATTAAAAGGTATGTTTGAGTTGTTTGACGAAGACCCTGATAATCAAAAAGAAGCTTTTTATGGTAAAGGAGCTATAGGTGCCGTAGGTTTAATGCCTATTACTGATGCAGTTGAAATATTAAATTTAGGTGTAGCTGCAGGTTATTGGAATCATTTAGCAGATCCTGAAACTAATGCTGGTATAATGCTTGGTATGAGAGATTATGATAAAATAGATAATACTGAGTTTGCAAAAGAAATAGCTTCAATGTTTTCAATACAAGGAGAGCGAAGTTCTAGAGCTATTTTTGGTGATAGTGGCCTCTTAGGTAGTGGTGGTCTTATGGGTATGATTAGAACAGAATTGGGCTTGTATCCAGGTGTGACAGCTATGGGTGTAAAAACTAGACAAACAAGACGTAAATTACTAGGATTAAAAACTAAAACTGAAAAGAAATTAAGTAAACCACTATTTAAAAGAGGTGGTGTTAAATCTAGACTAAGAAGAAGAAAGAAGTCTGGTGGATTAAATAAAGTACAAAAAGATAGAGCTCTAAGATCTTTAGGTAATTTTTAATCTTTTTTGTTTTTAGTTAGTTTCTTTTGTATAATAAGTAAATTTTGAAAAGACTCATTTATTGCTGCAGTTATTTCGGTAAACAAACTAACTATTTGATTTACTACTTCAATGTTTTGTTTATGTGTTTTTTTACTGCTGAGTTTTTCATGCATTTTGTTAATCTTTTTAAATTTATTAATGTCTATTAACATTCAAATCTCCTTTGAATTAGGATCTATAAGTTCTAAAAAATGTTCAAATTCTATAGCAACATAAACTTTAGATCTGTTACGTTTAAATACTAAACAGGCGTTTCTATCCTGTGAATTACCTTCTGCTTGTTCTAAAGAACCCCAAAGGTTTAATCTTTCTTGATTTTTACACTCAAAGCTATAAGGTATTACTCTTTTAGCTGCTGGTGACAATACAATGTCTTCTCCACTCATACCCATAACTTGGGATTCAATATCATTCGTCTCAAGAATCTCCGTATACACAGAGCGAAGGCGATCCCTGACTAAGTTTTGTAGCTTCCTGCCTTTGTTTTTTGCGGAACGTGCTTTCATATGTGCCCTCCCTTATTTTTCTTAAAGCATTTTGTTTAACTTCTTCTTCTTCATTAGGATGTAGATCTTTATATGTTTCTATCATAGTATCAATCTGTTTCTTCAATTTCATCAGGTCTTCTATCATAATATTTCTCCATTATTTTTAATGCACAGTCCCTGCATACATAGATTTTATGTTCAACATTTGGAGATGTTATGTTGTATACAGGAACGTGCAAATTACTACATTTATTGCAATTAACCAACAAACTATTTTTTGTTTTCTTTAGTTTCTTGTTCTTTGGTTTTCTTTTTTAGCCACTTTGTAAACTCTTTTTGATTACCAGTAAAGTCTATAAACGCACCTAATGTAAGGTCTATTGCATTAATAGCTTGCATCATTTGCGTCATATTATTTATTAAGTTATTTACAGCGTTTTTGAGTTCCATTGCTGTTGGTTTTTTTCTACTCATTTAATCCCATCCTTGTCGCTATTCTTTGTAAAAGATTATTTAAATCATCTAATCCTTGTGAATGATGATCAATTCTTTCAGCGTTTAATTCAACACGTTCATTTAAATATCTTTACTCATATCAACTACTTTATTATTAAATTCTACTTGCGTGTCTTTTTTCTTAGCCATTATAGCCTCCTTATTTTATAGGGCACAACGTAACCTAGTATTGCCATGTTTAATATAATTGCTTATTACTACATCACCCACGACTTACATTATGCCCTAATTATTTATGCTAGTTTCCAAGTAAACTCTTGTTTACCATAAGGTCCTAACTTTGTGTTATCTGTTTTTATAAGTTTACCAGCTTTAGATAAATCACTTAGTGATCTTCTAATACTTGTTATAGGCCATATAGTATCAGGACCTAAACAATTTAAAACTTCTGAAGCTGTTAACTCTAATGAAGAATCAGAATCATTGCTAAACAATCTATATATAATAGTTTCTTGACTAGCAGTTCTTCTTCTACTTCTTCTAAGGGTATCCCCTGTCTCATCATTTGTATTATAGTACATAGTTCTCCTAACTTGATTTTTCTATTCTTACGTTGTTAACAGTAAGCCTTGCTTGTAAGTGTTCTTTTTCCCTGTTTTTATCAGATTTAATATCAAGTATTTCTACTAAACCTGTTTCTTTATTCTTAAATGGGTTAATTGAAATCACTTTGTTAGCATTATAAGCTACTCTAAATGAACCTCTAGATGAAGATATATCCATACCTTCCTTAAAAGCTGCTTTACTTACCTCACTAACAGCAAAGACAATTACATTTTGTCTTACTGCAAGTTCCATAATAGCCTGAGATGCTTCCTCAACTTTCATATTGTTATCCTTTTGTTTGCTTTTAAATAAGCCCAAATGATCAACAATAACTATTTCTGGTTTGATAGGTAGGCTAGTTATTCTTTGTTCCAATTCTTGTGCATATGGAGCAGAATAATCAACAGTTAGCCATTCAAAACGTTTATCCATACCATTTTTCATTTGTTTGTAATGCTCAGATAATTGTTTTTCATCCCATCCCATCTCAATTTGAACAAATCTAGACCATATTTGTCTTGGTGACATCTCCATTTCAACAAAATATGTTTGTTTTTTGAAGTAATTAGCCCAGTTTTGTAATAACATTGTCTTCATACTAGCTGGTGGAGCTTGAATTATAACAGTTTCACCTGGATAAACAGGAAAATCTTGGCCATATGGCTCACCTAAGTTAATAGGTTTTAGATCTTGTGCATAGAAATTAATAAGTTCATTTTCCATACTGCTTGAATCCATCATATTTTCTGCTTTAGCACCTTTATGTAACGTACACCTAGAGTTACAATAAAACTTAATAACAGGATCATCAGCACCATATCTATAGCCTTGACCATCATGTCCAGTATAACAACCTTCTATTATACCTTCCATTTCATCTGCTTTAAATTCGCTTTGTGCAGCATTACTAACTCTTACACGCCAATCTTCCATAATAAGTCTTACAATATTCTCTGGAAAATTCCATCTCAAATACGATGCAAGTCTAAGAGCTACCATGTGACGTTTACCATGTGGTGCACCTTCCATCATCTTTTGTATACAATTAGTGTTTACAGGATCTCTGGTTGTTGCTACTTTTATAGGTAATTGTTCTTTAGGTTTTTCTTTATCTAGTACATCAAATACAGGCGATGCCATTTCTATATCTTCATATTCTATATCTCTAGGTTTAGCTGCTAATTTTAACAGTTCATCTCTAAATACATCATCATCTTTGTTTAGTATATCTATACTATCTTCTATACATACTTTGTATAGTCCAGATTTAGTATTTTTAGTATTATTAACACGTATTATTCTACTTTTATCAGTAACAGAAGGATCAGCATATTCAAATATACCTGCTTTTGTTAACTGTTCTTTAACTTCTATATGTAAATTAACACTTGGTTGCCAATTAAATGCTGATGAATGTATACCAACATGAAAGCCAGTACCACTAAAATACGTTCTATAGTACAGATTTAAATCATCTAGTACAATCATTAAACCAGTTAACTTATCTCTTGCATTTCGTATACTACTACCATCCACATCCAATATAAATTCATCAGGCATATATATTAAGCCATCAAATCCTGACAAAGATTTATTCTTAGCATAAAATTCTACTACATACTCATCATAATTATACAAAGACATAAATGTGTCCGAATCTAAACCTTCCCATTCACTTAGTTTATTAGCGTCTTGAAAGTGATGTCTATTAGCAACACCTATTGCAAATTCTTTAATCATTTCTTTTTCCTCCTAAAATATTCTCTAATTTCTTGAGCTGTTTTTTTAGCTTCTTTTTCCATTTCACGAAGCTTTTTTTGATATTCATATCTTTCTCTTTTGTGAATCATTCTAGGTGTAAAATATACATAGTCACGTTCATTGGGATTTCTACCTAATCCAAGATCTTTTCTATTCATAAAATGCATATATTCAGTTGTCCTTCCCATATTGTGTCCTTTCATATAGGGAGACTCACATATTCCTTCGCCTAGTAGTCTAGCCTTCAAATGCTATCACTTAGGACTTACAGGACCAGTTGTTGCCTCCCTATAAATTAACGATTACCTACTTATTAGAATGGTATATCGTCACTCTCGGAGGAATCAGATGTAGAAACATCTTCATTTTTTGTTTTAAGTTTAGGTTGTACATATTCAGTATAGTACTTTTCTGCTCTTTTTTTCCAAAACTCTACATCGTCAGCACTAAAGCTTTCAACTACATTTTGAAACTCTGTTGGAGCAGCTTGATTAAGAACTCTTGAATATTTACCATCTTTATGAACATATACGTTTAAGCTTTTACCTATCAATGCTTGAGGACTGTCATCAAGTTTAATAACTTTTGTATTATTAGCACCTTCTAGTGCACTTGTGATACCTGCATTTGCATATCTAAATAAATTACCAATAGCAAACTCTTCGCCACTAGCATTTTTCTTTTCATATACACGCATATTTAAAGACTCAGGAAAGTCTTCAAACCATATGTCTAAGTATTTAGAACCATTATAGTCACCATACTCAGCTTTTGATATTAGTTTAGTGTGCCATCCAGTTGAGAAACTAGATCCGCCACCTGTTTTAACAGTCAGTGTTCTTTCTGCCATTTATTCTCCTTTATTTACGAATTGAATTAGCGTCATCATCATACTGTGCAATACCTACCATTGATGATAAACCATATCTTCTACCATATGTAATTGCTGAACCTACACCTTGTGCGTCAACTTTTGCAAGTGGTAATTTTACTTTTGATCTTATCCATTGACCTGATTCATGCATCAATGTTGTTGTTACACATACAGCTCCTTTAATAGGTTCGTTACCTTGAGTAACGCATAAACCATATTTACTCAAATGTGGTAAAGATGATTTAATAACTGCATGTAAATCTGCATAACTTGATTTGAAGAATGGATTTGTACTTTCTTTCTTTGCACCTTCCATTTCTGATTGTGCTTTTGCAAGTGCTTGTGCTAACTTACCTATTTCAGCTGACTTCCAATTCTCTGGAGCCTCATCTGTAAGTACTTCAAGTTCTTGTTGTTTTCTTTTTTCTTTATCAACTAGTATATCTTTAACGATACCAGTTTGTTTTGAAATATCAATATCGTTCATTGATTCTCTCCTATATTGCGAAAGAGGTGAAAGGGAACAGTCACCTCTCTCTATGTGTGCTTAAAGATCCCCTCGAATTGAAGGGTATATAAATTAAGAAATTAAATTCTTTTTATCAAGTATTAATGTTGAAAAGTTGAATGTAACTTCTTTGAAATATGGTTGTTTCATTACAATATTCTTTGCAGCATTTGCTATAAAACTACCACTCATATTACTACAATAAGATGTAGCTTTACGAGTACATGGTTCTGGATCTGATTCATCATCTGAATACCAATTCTTGTCATATTGAGACATTGTTATATTACTATATATGTACTGTTGATAATGTTCCGCACCCATTCTACCATCTATTACTATCTTAGGTTTATATGGACATTTTACTAGCATTTTAACTATATCTCTTCTAGCTTTCATACTGTCTAAGCCTAGTATTAATATACCTTCTTTGCTACCTTCATAAGTTGTAAACCTATTTATAATACCTTCTACTTTTATCATTACATTAACTCTTTTCATATGATTTATTAGAGCTCCTACCTTTGGCAGCCCTACATCTTGTTCGTTGTATTGGCTTACACCTATATTTGGTATTTCTACTTTATCAAAATCATATAAATAAAAGTTATCTGCACCAAGTCTAACTAATTGCATGGCCACGGAGCTGCCAATAGCCCCGCAACCTACAATATGAAACTCTACATTTTTTAAGTCCGCAATGTCTTGGCTTCTAGTATTTATCATACCCATGTACCTCCATATGTTTTGTTATAACATGCAGCATCTATTAAAGACTCAGCTATTTCTTGATACTTTGTGTCAATAACATGTATTAGTTCATAAGGCTCACCATCCATACTAATAAACTCTTGTAATTCTTTTTTGTTTAGTTTGTCTATTTCTAAACCATATGGCTCTAAGTCTTTGTTAGTGTATGTAATTGCTGTTTTAAACTTATGCATAGTCCACTCACCTATATTAACTTGTCTAACATACTCAGTTATCTTACCCATAGCATACTCCCATTTAGCTTCAAATGTAGCAGCTTGTGACTCTGTTGGTTGTTTAACTATACAATCATCTTCTAATAGTTGATAATTTGGGCTCATGCCTCTACTATCATACCAAGTACTTAAACTCAATTGTTTACCATTAGATGGAAGTCTAGTAAATCCAGTTTGATAAGAGCTAAGTGATCTTGTTCTACATTTAGCTTTAACTTCTGTAACTATTTCAAGAGGTATTTCTACTTCAGGTTTGTCATCTAATATAACAACATCAACATCTTCATGTATTTCTACTGGTTTCCATACAGATATTCTGCATTTGTACTCTTCTTTTAGATTAACTACAAGTGCAAATGATACATCTGAATCACCTTCACCATACTCATCAATACTAGATAAATCTGTACCACTCCAGAATGCATCCATTGTGTGATGACTATGCCACCAACAGAATCTAAATACCTGATCACTATACTTCATAGCCATCTCTGTGTAATACTTAGCTAGATGTTCTTTATCTAGATCACATGTTGTTCCTGCAATCTCTTGTGGCAATATAACTGGGTTCTCTATAGTCCAATCACCATCTTTGTCTTGTGTTACTACAGCCATACCACCTATCTCAGCTTTTTCTGTTACATAAGCAGCTTTAGCATAATTTATAATTTTATCCCAAGATTCTTTATGTATTAATACTTCCATTATTTTAGCCCTCCTTATGTTTGTTTGTATTAGGATAATAGGTAGTTTTATATACTCTAGCCTCATATAAGCTCGGTATTTTTTCAGCCCATTTTTCTGCTTCTGTCTTATGTTCAAATACTCCAGATATTCTTATTTTTGAATCTTCTGGGTGTATATCATTAGTCATTAAATAACATAATACATACATTTATTCCTCCATTTCTTCTGGTAAAGGCTCTTCTGGAGCATCTACTATTTTATCCCAAGGTATATGTGTTTCATGTCTTGATACATAATTATCATCAAATACAGTATCAGGTACATGTTCTACAACTTCAAATGTCATACCAATAGGCGTTTTATAAACCTCAAGATCAAGTCTAACACCATTTATTTTAAT